TATTCTTTTAATAGATTTTTTTGACTTGGATCCAAATCTTTATACTTTTCATTCAACGACTCAATCAATATTTTATAACTCAAAAGACGAACTTCTTCATTTTGTTGTTTATAAACATTAATCATTTCATCTTCTGTTTCTTTAATTACTTTTCTAGAACCACATAAATTTTCAACTATACTAGTTCTAGAAGAAACAATTTCTTTTACATCAAACTTAGAATTTTTATCACCGTGATTTTCAAAAATTTTATATATTGAAGCTAAGACTTTATAATTCTTAATACTAGACTTAAATAAATCATTAATTGGATAAACATCTTTGATTTCTTTGATTAAATTATATTTTTCAGATGTTAATGACTTTTGATTTAGTTTGTCTCTTTGTTTTAAAACAATTTCAATATACTTTTCAGCTTGTGTTTCGTCTTTTGCAACTTCATTAACTAAAAAGTTATACAATTGTAACTCTTTGCCTAATTCTTTACTTTCAGAAAAGTATTTAAATAGAATATTCTTGGCAAAAGATTCGTCTTTTCCAGACAAAATATCTGATGTCACTTGTCGAGTGAGCAATTCAAACAATATTCCTGTGTTTCTAAACTTTGAATGCTTAGCTTTGTGCATATAATTTAATCTTCGTTATTTTATAAATATAGTAAATTTATAGTAAAAATCATTTTTAATATACTATTTACATGGATTATTCAATAATATTTTTTTCGTCTAACATTGATAGACTTTTTGTTTCGTTTAATAATTCTGTTTTGATTTGATTTGTTGTTTTTAAAAAGTCATTTAAACCTTCTAAACTCAATGGAGATTTGGTCTTATATCCTTGTCTTAACGGATCTGTTTGTGATTGTGACACATTTTCTTTACTTCCTAGTGGATCATAACCGAATGTATTATCTTTTCTCTTTTTATGAGAACCTTTTTGTGATGGTCTTTTGTATGATCTTAGTGATTTTTCAGTTAATGCGGGAGTTTCACCACCACCACCTTCTCCACCGGCGGGTTCGGCACCTGCTTCATTTCCGGCTTCTGGGGTTGCACTAGCTTCTCCACCAGCTTTTCCACCGTCGTCAGTACCCATATCACTTCCACTAGTTTCTCCGCCAGAACCGTCTTCTGGTTTAATTTTATTAAATGGTTTAGCTGGGTCAATACCATCATCTTCAATTTGTTTAAATCTATAAGTTTGTTTAGCATCTTCTACCAAATCATTCTTTTGAATATCAACATCTTCCTCAGAAATCTTAAATACATTTTCATATATCCATTTCTTACTGAATAATTTGGTCTCCATCATATCTTTAGAAAGATTTACTTTATCTTGCCAAATAGCAATCTTTTCTTTTTCAAAAATTACTGAAGGATTTGTCAATTCTAATGTAAAATCAACCAATGATGCATCTTTATATCCTTGAGCATACAAATGTACCATTGCAATCTTATTCAATTCACTAATCAAAATTCTTTGTACTCTATTTACGGTCTTAGCAAATCTTACATCTTCACTTGCAAGTGTTGCTTTGCCACTTAAATCTTCTTCATAACCCAAAAATGCCTTAGGAATCTTTAATGCAGCTAACATCTTGTTACGAAGATATTCAATATCATCAATGCCATTGAATTCCATACCACTCAATGGTTCAATACTAGTACCACTATCACTACCACGAACTGGTAAATAAAAGTCTTCTACCATGTTTTGTAGATTAAAACGAAGATTATAATCACCTGTTCTTTCATCGATATATGGAACTTTCTTCATCTTATCCATCAATCTTTGCATATATTGATCTACTTCGGACGGTGGAATATTGCCAACATCGACCTTGAAAATTCTTTTTTCCGGAGCACGCATTACACGATGAATTAACATTGCATCTTCCATCAATGATAATTGTTTCCATACTCTTCTTCCACCTTCAATAATACTCTTACCATATGGAAGAAAATTACTATCACTTAACATTCTAAAATGAGCTACTTGATAGTTTTCTAATTCTTCTAATTTACCACCTTCCGGTAAATTGATTTGGAATTTAACATAGTTCTTGTTTGTTAAATCACTATTTTCTACACGGGTAACATTGTATGCACTGATAGGTTCTACCATGTAGACACCATATTCTGGACTAATATACAGTTTTAAATAGAAATCACCATACTTTACAAGATTTCTAGTCCAACTCCACATATTAAATTCAATATTAAGAATATCATAAAACAAATTATAAAGAATCTGTTTAATGTTATCATTAGTTGAATGAATTATAAGAATTTCACCCAATTCATTCTTGGTTACACTTTCATCAGCGTAAATATCCAATGCGGATGAAAGAATTGGGTCCATATCCATTGTATCATAATCACGAAATAATTCAATACGAGCCGCTTGATAACTTAAAGTAAAGTCTCTGCTGTATTGATTATATGAAGATGTTCTAATTCTATTAAAACGATCTCTAAGTGTATTACGGTCTGTAGCATACATTACTTCATCTGTATCTACTACCTTTAACTTCTTGCCACCAACATTACGGATTACCGCATCGGTGGAAAAAAGTCTCTTTAACTTTGAATATAAAGATCTTTGTTTTAATATTTGAAATTCTTCGTTTGCCATAGTTTTATATATATAAATATGTTACAATAACCAAGTTAGGTTTTCTTTTTTATCTGTAGTTTTTCCTGTTGTCATTTGCCACGATTCTTGACTACTTACTGATTGTGCTTTATAAATATTTTGAGACCCACCAATTCTGGTAATTCCACCCAACATTGACCTATTTAAATCCATACTTTGTTGTCTTAATTTTAATGCAGTGTCTCTTACCCACAATCCAATACTCATTGCCATTACCAAATCATCATTATAACCTTTCATTGCAGCTACTTTATTTCCATCCCAAATGAATACAGATAATTCATCCAAAAATCTAAGTGATCTAACTTCCACGGATCTTTCTCTAAAATAGGTTTCTAATTTTGAAATCAATAATGGTCTAGTTTTTTGACTATTGGTAAAGCCAGGAATCATTTTCTTTTCATCTCGGTTAACTTTATTAGTCAATTGTCTTTCAACATCAACGTATTGTAGGTCTGCACTACTATAGAACGTATTTGGATATTGTCTATCTATTATTTGTTGTAAAACTGCCCAACCAATATTCGCATTTTCAACTATAAGTAAAGCATTATTATATTCTGTAGCCACACTCACCAACATGTTACCATAATCTTTAGTGCCAATTTGTCCTTTATATTCAGCGACTTGTGTCAATGATTCTACATCAATAACTTGAAATGCACTATAATCTGCTCCATCACCTCTGGCAACGTCAGCACTGACTATATAATTTCTACTATAATCAGGATATTCCCATATCCAATAACCATGGTCTATTCCTCTCATTTCTATTGGTTCTTTTACTTTACTTTGTTTGTAAAAATCAATAGTAGCTGCATCAACAATTCCATTGCCAGTAGTACTAAAATCACAATCACATTCTTGTGCTGCACCCTTAACACCAGATAATTCTGTTTGTTTATCTCTCCAAGTTTGATCTCTTTCTGGATGCAAATGCCAAGGAAGTCTAATTGTATTGAATTTATTTTCCTTCGCTTCTGCTTTTATCCAAGTTTGATGGAAGAAATTACCAACGCCATTTGGTGTACTTAACATAATTGCTCTACCACCAGTACTTAATGTATATTGAGCAGACAACCAAATTTCTTCAATGTTATCAATAAATGCAGCTTCGTCAATAATCAACAATGACAACGCAGAAGAACGACCTGATGTTCCTGCAGATGATACGGCTTTAATTTGTGAACCGTTTGTCAATCTTAAACTTAATCTATTATCTTCTTGTTCTTTTACTTTTAACCAAGAAGGAAGATTATCATTCGCAAATCTAACACGGGTAACAATTTCTTTTGATGTTTCTTGATTAATACTAATACAAAGAACATTTTTATCTTTGTGAAATACCATTAACCACAAACTATATGCCGCAGTTAATGTACTAATACCCATCTGTCTAGACTTTAATATGATATTAAAATCATGATCTACCAAATCAGTTAAAGTTTTTTCTTGAAATTCATACAAATCAAAGTTTACAGTTCCACGAATAGGATGTTGAATTTTAACATACTTCTTCATGAAATAAATTGGATCTACAAGACATTTCTTATATTCGTCCTTAATTACTTCTTTAAGTGTTTTTTGCGTACTCATTTATTTAATCTATCCAAAACCATTTGTTTTGCTTTTTTCTCAATTTCTGGGTTATAATTCAATTTAGTCAATTCTTCATTTGCCTTTACAATATTTTCATCAACATTTTTTAAATCTTCTTTTAAATCAGACAATACTTTTTGTATTTGTGTAGTGCCATCCGTCCAGAATTCTTGACTGCCATCATCATTAAAAAATTGCAACTTTTCTTCTGGATTTTTTTCCAAATATTCAATACTATCAGTAATATTTTTCTTAAAATCTTTCATTTCAGAAAGCATACTGTTATATATTTTATATCGTTCATAATCCGCATATACACCCAATGATTTCAATTTACTATCAAATGAAATGGTACAGTCATAACATTTTCCTGTTTTAGGATAAAATCTATCGTCCAAATAATTTCCAAATTTCATATCTGCGTTACAGATACTACATCTTTGATCTATCTTAATTTGTCCAAGTTTAGATACTTTTCTTTTAGTTCCGTTTTTCCAAACCCATTTGTTACCTTGACTATCTTCCCATTCTTCACCTTCTTTTCTTTTACTATTATTCAAGTTAGGATCGTAACCAACTTGAATAAATGGACGGTTTCCTTGAACATAATCTTTAACTATGTCAATATTGCTTTTTCCTGTTGCTCTTTTCATAACTTTACTTTTAATCTTTCCAATTCTTTTTTGAAATCATCTAAGATTTCAGTTCTTTTATTTTTATAACGAAAAGTATTACCTTTCACTAATTTAATTAGTTTTTCTAAAGTGTTAATGTCATTAAATGTTACATTATTGCCAAATAAAAATTTAGCAACATCGTCCATATCGGTATAAACAGTTTTTATATTTTGTTTTTCTTGTTTACCCTTTTCATTTGTTATAACATCTGCACTTTGAAGACCTTTTTTCCAATTCATTTGATATCTCTTCATCTTATTTGGATCTTCAGTGGGTTCATAACTATTAGACATAATATTCATTAATAG